AATTTATTTTTTACTTGAAAACTTTAAAAACCTGTGTTAGTATATAAAACATCGAGTGAGAGAAATCATTCTTTTGCTGCGATAAATTAATTTAAATTGATTATTAGTTGCAACCTACGGTTGAGCTAGTAAATAAACGGAGTATAATATGAAAAAAATTAATACACATGCGCGTGAATTAGAGCAAATTCATGCGTCAACAAAACATCCACATTTTCAATCACAACCTCCCGGTTATAAATGGATAGAAAACGAGCGTCGACGCGGCTATAAGTTTAAACAAGCGGTTGGAGAGCACGGAGACAACTCTTCAGATGCAGGCGCAAGCTATTTCGATGTTTTCCTCCAGGGACCGAAAACCACACAAATTAATAAAATAATAGAAATGGATAACGGCACCGGCATGGATTATTCAGCTCTTGAACGATCTTTCTACTTTGGTGGTGATCGAATATACACAGCTTCCGACAAAGGTAGATTTGGGCAAGGAGGAACGTTTGGTAGTCTAAGTTTCGCCGCAGAAAAGCAAACCTACACTCGTTGCGAACCTGATGGTCCCTTTATCGGACGATATTATGATTTAGAAATTTGTAAAGATGTAAACCAGTGGGGTTCACAGCCAATTGAAGAAAAGGATTTTGATCTTGAAGTTATTCAACTATTTAAAGATACCTACGGTGATGATGCCACTGGAACAATCCTTGTTCATAAAACTCTAGATTTAATTACAACTACTAGGTTAGATAATTTAGTTAAAAAGCTGACTGGATATCTTGGAGAAACTTTTTGCGAGTTTATCGATTCAGGCACGATGAAAATTCGTGTTAATGGCGTCGATGTTCAAGCTAAAGACCCTCTTCACTGGAATGATCCTGATGTGGTCAAACTACTTGATGAAACAAACACATATAATGGTCATGAGTATCGACTTCAGATTGTAAGCTTGAGAGATATCGCTAAAAGAGAAAAGAATCAATATCTATCTTTTGGTGGACAACCAATGGTTTATTCTCAGGGTGGATATGCTTTTCGCGCCAATCGGTTAATTCAGGGTGGTTTGGGTCGAGGTAACGGAGTCCACGGTGACGGCTGGATTTCTAATCACGCTGACATGAGATACTTGAGGTGGCGAATCAGTTTTGATTTTCATCTAGATGATGCAATGGGGCTAGACAACCAGAAAACGTCGGTTAATTTGGTGCAAGGATTGAATGATCAGTTAGCCACAAAAATTAAGCCGTTTCAAACCCGAATGCGAAAAGAAACTTCAAAGGCAGAGGCTACAGCCACCAAGAAAGATCGCGAGAAAGGTCTTGAAAAGACACAAAAGGTGATTAACGATCCTTTGTTTCGACCGAAGCTAAAGTCCAAAGCTGGAAACAAATCAGATAAGGTTGTGTCAATTGATAAAGCGAAAGCCAAACCTTCCACAGTGAAGAAAGCGAAGTCTGCACCTGCACCGTACGTTGTCACAGAAGTTAATTTTGGTGGACAAGCACCACCGGTCAGCTTTGAAGGAACATCGATGCAGATCAATCTTGACAATCCTGTAACTCAGGAGTATTATGTCAAGGGTGGTGAGCGTTGCCGCGCACTTTTTCAAGACCATCACGCTTCACTCCACTTCTCTGCGGAGGAACTTCCAGAGATTCTAACTGCAGATGATCTACTCGCTCGCGCTCATCTTAAGATGCGAGCATCAACCCGAGCACGTTATTAAAAATAACAACTTGACAACTACATACTAATTGTTTATTATAAGGGTAGTCTTAACAGGCTACCCTTTTTTATTAGGAGAAAAAATGCAACTTAAAATTTATCGCACACAAGCAAAAGCAAAACTACCAACACGAGCGCATGACGGCGACGCAGGTATGGACCTTTATTATTGCCCCGATACTAAGGGCAGTGATCAAAAGCCAATTCACCCCGGAGAGACACTTCTTTTTGGGACAGGAATAAAAGCAGAAATACCAAAAGGTTATATGTTGGAGATTAAAAACAAATCAAGCATCGCAGCTAGAAAGCAACTTCTAGTTGGTGCTTGTGTTGTCGACTCTGGTTACGATGGTGAAATATTTGTAAACCTTCACAACGTAGGAAAGCAGACACAATGGTTTAAGAGAGGCGATAAAATAGCACAAGGCGTCCTTGTACCTATAAATCTATGTGAAATTGTAGAAGTTTCTGATTCTAGTGAACTAAATAAAGATAGCACTAGGGGCGATGGAGCGTTGGGTAGTACAGGGAGTAGATGATGAGTCTTGAAAGAAAGCTACGACGTAAACAAGCAAAAAAAGGAAAGAAAAAAGCAGAAAAAGACTTGGCAGCAAAAGTTGCACTTTTTGGACATTTACCAAAAAAATGCTTGACATGTGAAGCACCTTTTGATAAACTAAACCGTGAGCAAGTAATGAGTTGGAATGTTGTCGTAAGACAAGAAGAAGAAAAAGTCAACCTTTACTGCCCCGAGTGCTGGGACAACGCACAACAAGTAATAAAGAAATACATGGAGGATAAAGATGCAGTTTTACCCACAACGTAAAAAAGGCTTCATCTTTAATGAAGATGTCGCTGAAGAGCTTGGAATTCTAGAAGAATATCAAATGTACCAGGATGATTATGATTACGATCCATTAATCGAAGTATTCAATAAAAAGTTTGGTGTTGAGCCGGAATATCCAAAACATTTTAAATGGGAAAAAGGTGGTTACGTCCAGGGTCTTCAAGGCTTTGATTGGGACACTGAGTATCTTCTTTTTGACACATATGTCGAACAACAATATCCTGATGAGTGGGATAAATTCACGAATAGTTTAGAGGAAATGGATATTGATCTTATAGAAGGTTCTTGGTCGGAGTTAGGATGAGTGAAGATAAAGTTAATCGACCGAATCACTACAATGTAAACTGGAAAGGTGAACAAGCGATAGAAACCTACCATTACATACGTTCCTGGAAAATGGATTATCCAGAATCGAATATCATAAAGTATGTGACGCGTCATCCCTACAAAGGCAAGTCTCTACAAGATTTAAAAAAAGCACGTTGGTACCTTGATAAACTTATTGAGGAAGTTGAAGCAAAGGAAGGCACATGCGAATGAAAGAAGCACTAACTTATGATGATGTACTTTTAGTTCCACAGTATTCTAATATCAAAAGCAGGAGCGAGGTTAACTTAGCTTCTTCTTTAGATTCTAGTTTAGCTTGTGGTCTTCCGATTATTTCCTCTCCCATGGATACGGTCACTGAATCAGAAATGGCATTCACTATAGATTCTGTTGGCGGCTTAGGTATTATTCATCGATATAACTCGATAGAAGAACAATCTGGAATGGTCGCTGAAGTTATAAGCGCAGGGGCTCAAAAAGTAGGTGCTGCTATTGGAGTTAGCGGTGATTACTTTGAGAGAGCCCAAACGCTCGTAGAGAATGGCGTGAGTGTCCTTTGTGTTGATGTCGCGCACGGTCATCACATTTTAATGAAAGAAGCGTTAGGTGTTTTGAAAAATGCTTTTAATGACTCTGTGCATATTATGGCAGGCAACGTCGCCACGCTAGAAGGCATCAACGCATTGGGAACATGGGGTGCTGATTCTATTCGTTGTAATATTGGCGGAGGTTCTATTTGTTCTACAAGAATACAAACAGGACATGGACTACCTGGACTACAAACTATTTTTGATTGCGCAAAAACAGAACACGATGTCACTATCATTGCCGATGGCGGTATTAGAACTGCAGGCGATATTGTAAAAGCTTTGGCTGCCGGAGCAGACTTTGTTATGCTGGGATCCCTTCTAGCGGGAACAGACGAAACGCCCGGAGAAGTTGTTCAACTTCCACAAGGTTTAAAAAAGCGATATCGTGGAATGGCTTCTAAAGACGCTCAAATGGATTGGCGCGGTCGCTATAGCTCTAATGAGGGCGTGAGCACTTTTATTGATTACAGAGGTCCAGTTAAAAATATTCTAGAAGATCTTCGAGGTGGCATGGTATCTGGCTTATCTTATTCAGGCTGTAGATCCATTAGTGAACTACAAACTAAAGCCCAGTGGACAAGACAAACTACAGCCGGATTATCTGAAAGTAAAACTCACATCCTATCTAAATGAAAAAAAGAAAAGCAAAGCCCGAAGAAGCGAAAACTATCACTATTGATAGTCTGGAAACATTAGACACCAACTTAAGAATTAAACTAAAGTTCGATGATATTACAAAGTTTTGGTTTTTTAATGAATACATTAAAGGTTATCTTTTAGATGACCCGCTTCTTCAACCTTTCATAGAAAAAATCAAAGAAAGTAGCATGATGGCGAGAAAACATAAATTAAAGAAAAATCGTCAACTACTTGAAAAAGAAAAAGAAATAAAAAATAAGTTTGGTTTAAATCCAGATGATATTGAAAACATTTTTGACTTAATTGAAAGCGAGGAATAATATGAGAAAATGTGCCGCAGACAACATGGAGAACGACAGTATATGTAAAAAAGAGGACTGTAAGCTCTGGATAAAATATGGTGAAGATTTAAATTGCACCTTGATTTCAGTAAAAAAACATGGTAGATTAGGTCTTAAAGAAGTTGGCGAGAGACTAGGTATATCATATGTCCGTGTTTCTCAAATAGAAAAAGAAGCATTTAAGAAATTAAAAAAGAAAAATTTTGAGT